CCTGATATGCCAAGGGGCGGCACTCAGCCAATCAGATCCGCGACAAAGAAAACCACCTTCGGATCTCGGATTAAAGATGATTTTCTTATGGATATCGGGGAAAAAGAAAAAACTCCTGAATATCGCTCTCGGCTGGCAGAACGGACAAGGCGCAGCCGCGAAGCAATGAAAAACCTTAAAACCAACAAGGGCAATAAGACAAAGCGCAAGACTGCGCGTATGGTTCTTGATGAAGAACGCGCGGCAAAACTAGCAAAAGAACGCGTTGAAGGACAAGAAAAGCGAAAGGCGTTTGAAAAAAAGCAGGGTGAAAAGTACGCCCGCCGCCGCCGTTTGCTTCTAAACATTTAACAGGATGGGGCATGGTAAAACAAGCGTTTCAAAACCCAAAGGGCGGTCTAAATCGTAAAGGACGCGCCTTCTTCAAAAGGTCGGAGGGGGCTAACCTCAAACCACCAGTGAAGAAAGGCGATAATCCCCGCCGAGCGTCCTTCCTCGCTAGAATGGCGGGGAACCCTGGGCCGGAGCGAGACAGCAAAGGCCGACCGACTCGCCTATTGCTCTCGCTTCGCGCCTGGGGCGCTTCATCCAAGGCTGATGCTAGAAAGAAAGCAGGGGCCATAAGTAAAAGGAATAAGGCAAATGCCTAAGCTATCGACTAGAGAAGTCATTGCGCGAGAAGCAAAAGCACAAGCCCGCAAGGATGAATGGCGCACAATCTACGAAGATTGTTACGAGTTCGCGTTACCACAACGAAATCTGTACAACGGGTACTATGAAGGCAGAACGCCAGGCAAATCAAAAATGCAGCGCGTCTTTGATAGCACCGCGATGTCATCAACCAAGCGGTTTGCAAATCGTCTGCAATCTGGCTTGTTCCCACCCAATAGGCATTGGTGTAGACTAGAGCCAGGCATGGCGGTTCCAGAGCAAGACAAACCTAGAGCGCAACAGATCCTTGACGCCTATGTTGATATAATGTTTGACCAACTACGCCAAACAAGTTTTGATCTGGCAATGGGGGAGTTCTTACTGGATCTTAGCGTTGGCACAGCGGTTATGATGGTAATGCCAGGCGATGAAGTTACGCCGATCCGCTTCTTAGCTATCCCACAATACCTAGTTGCCATCGAAGAAGGCGCGCATGGTATGGTGGATAATGTTTATAGAAAGCTGCGCATAAAAGCGGAATCAATCACCCGTGAGTTTCCAGACGTACAAATGACTCCTGAACTTCAAGACGCAATAGATCGTCGTGGCTCTGAGGATCTTGATTTGTTTGATGCGGTTATTTTCGATCAGGAAACAGGCCGATATCATTATCATGTTGTTTGGCCGTCAAAGTCACAGGAGATCGTCTATCGTGAAATGCCGTCCAGCCCGTTCATTGTTGCCCGCTTTAGCAAAACAGCCGGTGAGATTTATGGCCGTGGCCCATTGGTTGACGCGATTGCTGACATTAAAACCCTTAATAACACGCTTGAGCTTGTTCTAAAGAATGCCAGCCTATCTATTTCTGGCGTTTATTTGGCTGCTGATGATGGTGTCCTTAACCCTCAAAATATTAAAATACAGCCTGGCGCTGTTATACCAGTTGCTCGGAATGGCGGGCCGCAAGGCGCATCCTTAGCACCATTGCCAAAGGCCGGTGACTTTAACACAAGCCAAATTGTTATTCAGGATCTTAGGGTGAACATTAAAAAGATCTTGATGGATGATACCCTACCACCGGACACAATGTCAGCAAGATCGGCCACAGAGATCGCACAACGTCAACGTGAGCTTGCATCAAATCTTGGCTCCGCCTTTGGCCGGTTAATGACAGAAATAATGAACCCTCTTGTCTCTCGGATCTTGTATGTCCTTGATCGACAAGGCTTAATTAATATGCCTCTCAAGGTTAATGGTGTTCAGGTTAAGGTTACGCCGGTATCGCCTTTGGCCGAAGCTCCTAAGATGGAAGAGGTAAACCATCTTTTAAGCTTTATGCAGATTGCAAACTCTATGGGGCCAATGGGGCAATCAATTATTAATGTGCAAGAAAGTGTTTCTTTTATTGCTGAGAAGATGGGAATTGACCAGCGTGTGCTTAATACGCCGGAAGAACAGCAAATGATGATGCAACAAATGCAGCAAGCTATGATAGAACAGCAGCAGCCTATGCCCACTGATGAAACAGTAGCAGAGGCCATGCAATGAATTCGCCAGACGGTTGGGAAGGAATAAGTCAAGCGTTTGTCGAACCGCCAAAGGCGGATGATCTGGACATTCTTTATGGACGGGTCTTTAAATCTGAGGAAGGTCAGAAGGTGTTACATCACCTGAGACAGATAACCATTGAACAACCATCTTGGTATCCAGGCGAGGATCCCAGTCACGGCTTTGTGAGAACAGGCATGACTGAGCTTGTGCGCCTGATTGAGCGCAGGGTGGGAAGGAGTAATAATGTCTGAACAAGCTGAAGTAATCGAAGCATCTGAAGATGCGCCCTTGGTAAGCTTTGAAAAACCAGAAGAGCAGCCCCAAGAGCAAGAGCAAACATTTCAACTACGTCCTGAAGAGAACGCAGAAAATGAAACTGAAAATGATGAACCCTTGGAACGTCCTGATTTTTATCCTCAAAAGTTTTGGGATGATGATGGCCCTGATATTGAAAACTTGGCAAAGAGTTACTCGGAGCTTGAAAAAGCATTTAAGGCTGGCAAACACAAAGCGCCTAAAGATGGCTACGAAACTTCGGATCTTGTGGATAAAGGTCTTGACTTGGAAGATCCTAGCGTTGTGGCGTTTCAAGACTGGTCTGAAAAATATGGGATTTCGCAGCAAGCTTTTGAAGAGCTTGCGGGCCAAGTCTTGGAGTTTTCGCAAACCGGCGAAGAAGCCATAGAGTATGATCGCAAACAGGAAATGAACAAGCTTGGTGAGCGCGGTCAAGAAAAGATTGCGTACCTTGAACGCCACATTACCCGCGCGTCACTGACGAACACAGAGCGGGAAGCTTTGGCATACAGCCTCAATAGCGCTGATGCGATCAATGCAATGACCAAGTTTATTCAGGGTTATACGAATGAAGGCATACCGACCACGCCGGTTGTAGACACGCCGGAAATGACAAGAGAAGACCTTGCATCAGCAATTGCGGATCCTCGTTGGCAGACTGATGCTGCTTGGCGCACAAAGCTAGAGAAACAATGGGCCGCAGCAAATAACTAGATTTTGTTGCAATCACTACATTTTGCGTGTATAGGCACATTAAGGGCTAACCGCTGCGCGGCCCCTTAATGTGGTAAACCACTGGTGGGCGCGACCACTTTCGCGCAAGCGACTGCCCGATTACATCGGCTAACAGTAAGCGTTTTGAGTTGAAACCTAATAGGAGGCTTCTGCTATGGCGCAGAGTATTACTACTGCCTTTGTAACCCTTTTCGATGAAGAGGTAAAACAGGCATATCAAGGCGAGGCATTGCTTCGCGGCACAATGCGGACACGCACAGGTGTTCAGGGCAACACAGTAAAGTTCCCAAAAATCGGCAAAGGTGTTGCAACAGTTCGTGTTCCACAAACTGACGTAACCCCATTAAACGTAACCTATAGCCAGGTTACTGCAACAATGTCAGATTATATCGCAGCAGAATATTCTGATATCTTCCATCAATCACATGTCAACTTTGATGAGCGCCGTGAATTGGTGCAAGTTGTTTCAAAGGCGATTGCTCGCCGTATGGATCAGCTTTGTATCGACGCACTTAATGCGGCATCTGCGCCTTCAACAGTTGCGACAGGTATTGGCGGATCTACCTCAAACATGAACATTGAAAAACTTCGTGCGGCTGCAAAAGCGCTGAACGATAAAAACGTACCGTCTGAAGGCCGTCAACTGTTGATGCACTCTTCCCAGCTTGATGCGTTGCTCGGTGAAACAGCAATCACTTCAAGCGATTTCGCCTCAGTTAAGGCTCTTGTCCGCGGTGAAATTTCTTCGTTTATGGGCTTCAACATTATCACAATGGGTGATCGTGATGAAGGCGGTGTTCCTAAGCCATCTACACGTTCGTGCTTTGCTTGGCATAAGGACAGCATGGGTTATGCGGAAAGTATCTCCCAGAAGTCAGAAGTAAACTATATCCCAGAGAAAACATCGTTCCTCGTAAGTTCAATGTTCTCAGCGGGTGCGGTTGCAATTGACGATGAAGGCATCGTTAAAATTAGTTGTACAGAGTAAGGAGACTGATGAATGGCTTATTCTAGCACTGGTTTTGGGACTGGGGGCCCATCTAAAAAAGGTAATTCCCCTGTTATCTACACATACCAAACCACTGATGCGATTGCGGATGTAAACACAGAAGGTTATTTCAACGACCTGTCAGACACTCTGGCAGTTGGCGATTTGATTTATGTTGTGTCATCTACCGGCGGCACAAGGGTCAGCACACTGACACAAGTGCTGTCTAACGCAAGTGGTGTTGTTGACGTTGCTAACGGCACAACATTGGCTGCAACGGACGGTGATTAATTTCTCCCTGAGGGGCTGGGCGACTGGCCCCTCTTAAACTCTTGGAGGACTATGATGGCGTCCGGTGATACTGATGTTTCTGTTTGTTCTGCCGCGCTAATACTGTTAGGCGCTTCTAAAATTACATCGCTAAAAGATACAGATGATGTTTCTGTTGCTTGTAATAGTTTATATTCAAATTTAAAAAATTCCTTACTTAGTACATATCAATGGTCTTGGACTTTAAAAAAACGAAAACTTACTAAATTATCAACAGACCCGCTTACCGAATGGGACAACGCATTCTTTCTACCTAATGATATGTTGTCGGGTGTTTTGGCTGTTTTTGAAACAACTGGGAATACCGAAAGACCAATCCGCTATGGATGGGAAGTCTACGGCAATCAATTGTTTTCTAACCTTGATACGGTTTACATTGATTACCAGGCAACCATTTCAGAATCCAGAATGCCATCATACTTTATTAGATTGCTGCAATTAGCAATGGCGGCGGAATTGGCAATTGTTATAACGGATCAAGCAGCAAAGGCAGAAAGTTTTCGTATGCAAGCTTTTGGTTCGCCATCGGGGAATGGCCGCGGTGGTGAAATGAGAAAGGCTATGAACATTGACGGGCGTGGACAAGCAACGCAAATTATTGAGGATTATTCTCTTATTCAAGCGAGGTACTGATGCGAATTAATCAATATCAGTCTAACTTCTCTACTGGAGAAATAGATCCCCTTCTACGGGCCAGAACAGACCTTCAACAATATCAGAACGCTTTGGAAGAAGCGACAAATGTAATTGTTCAACCACAAGGCGGCATTAGCCGTCGGGATGGATTAGAATTTATTTTTAACTTCGGATCAACTTTTACAGCATTTAAGATTATTCCTTTTGAGTTTAGCGTAAACGACAGCTATTTATTGGTTTTTGTTGTTGGCCGAATTTATGTTTTTAAAAACAGCATACGCCAGTATATCGGCACTGTTGGATATATTGCGGCCTCGGACATTACAGCGGCAATGCTTGATGAGCTTGAATATACGCAAGCTGTAGACACTCTAATTCTTTGCCATGAGGATCTTCAAACAAAACGCCTTGTGCGAAACTCTGATACATCCTGGACGTTTGAAAATCTACCTATTACAAATACTCCGCAATACGCCTATGCTCTTGATGAGCATTCTCCTAATTTTGACATTACGCCCAGCGCGACAAGCGGTAATATTACAATTACTGCGTCAAGCGTAACAAGTGACACGGGGACTGCGCAGGGTGGCGGCGCAAGCACGATAACCTTAAAATCCGGCACAAACTATTCTTCTGATGATGATCCCAATGGCATGTGGGTAACGCTGACATCTGGAACAGGTTCGGGGCAAGAAAGATATATTTCTGACTATGTTGCTTCAACAAAAGTGGCGACTGTTTATCCCGCATGGACTACTCAGCCGGACGCTACCACTGGCTATAAGGTCGAGGCTTTTGCTGCTTCAGCGGTTGGCAACTATGCTCAAGTAACAAATACTTTTGGCCGTGTGAAATATATTGAATTCTCAAGCGCAACGGTAATGAAAGCTTTAGTCGAAGTCCCGTTTTTTGACACAAGCGCTGTTGCCGCTGGGAACTGGATTGGCGAATTTGGGTATGAGGATGTTTGGTCAAGCACTAGAGGCTGGCCAAGATCGGCAACATTCCATGAGGGCCGGTTATATTTTGGTGGATCTAAGTCTAGGCCCAATACGGTTTGGGGTTCCCGCGTTATTGATTACTTTAATTTTGGCGCTGGTACTGGCCTGGCTGATGAAAGTGTTGAGACAACAATTAATACTAATCAGCTAAATGCGATTGTAAATATTGTATCCGGCGCGGATCTTCGCATCTTCACAACGGGCGGTGAGTTTATCGTTGTGCAATCTGAGGACAATCCTGTTACGCCTAGTAGCTTCTTGGTTCGGCCACAAACGCGACTTGGATCAAAGGCCGGTGTACCGATTGAAGATTTAAATGGCGCAACTATTTTTGTACAGCGAGAAGGCAAATCCATCAATGCCTTCCAGTTTGGAAGTGATACCCGCTCCTATCAAGTGCAAAACATTTCCTTGCTATCGTCGCACTTGCTAAATACGCCGGTTGATATTGCTGTAAGAAGATCATCATCAACAGATGAAGCGGATCGATTGTTTGTTGTAAATAGTGGCGATGGGTCGATGGCAGTATATTCTATCCTTACTGGACAGAATGTCATTGCGCCTAGCAAGTTTACAACTGATGGTGAATTTATAGCTGTAGCTGTAGAGTTAAGCACGGTTTATGCTATTGTTAAAAGAACGATAAATTCAGCAAATGTTTATTATTTGGAATCGTTTAACTCAAGCTTTACATTAGATAGCGCTGTAAGCGGCGGAGCAATAACAACTGTTCAATTGCCTCATTTGCGGGGCGAAACAGTAAATATAATTAGAGATGGTATTTCGGAAAGCGCAAAAACCGTTAGTTTAGATTCCAAGCAAATAGTCTTTCAAGTAGAAAATGACAGTGTATCAGGCACAGGGTTTCCATCTGTTTTAAATTTAAGAGCGACCTTTACCGGAACAGATTCGTCTGGTTCTGCTTTAGTTGAGATAGTAAATTTCAACGACACAAACACAACATCTTGGACTACAAGCGGAAGTTTTAAAACTGTTAGCTCAATAGCAATAAGCAATACAAGCGGAACGCCTCAAGCAGTAACAGGCTTTACTATAAACATTGGCATATCTGGCGATAATGATGCGATATTTGTGAACATTCCTGACACAATTGGCCCGACTATCGATTTAAACGGGGTTGCTGTTCAAAGCGGTGTTGCTGCTTTTGGTAGCATAACCCTAGATACATCAGCAACATCCAGCCATCAGGTCGGCCTAAACTATACTGTCCAAGCAAAAACAATGCCAACTGAACCAACATTATCGTCTGGGTCTATTCACGGCATGAAAAAAAGAATTGTTCAGGTTGATGCTCTTGTAGACAAAACCAAAGATCTAAAGATTAATGGCAAGACAATTGCATTTGATACTGAAACTGGATCATCTGTCATTGCAGAATATACCGGATTAAAAACCGCGCATGGTTTGCTGGGATATGCTAACACTGGACAAATAACATTAACACAGACAGATCCTTTGCCGATGACGGTTTTGGGTTTGGAGTACAAACTGAGTACGGGGTCTTGATATGGCGGGAATAGCAGCAGCACCTTTAATGATGGTATCAAGCGCAGTAAGCGCTTTTGGCAAACTGCAAGCTGGCGCGGCACAACGCAGAATGTATGATGAGCAAGCGGCTCAAGCTCAAATGAGGGGCAGATCCGAGGCCATTGCGTATAAGCAGCAAGGGGCGGACGTTCTTCGCAATCTTAATGAAAACTTATCGGCTATTATCGCCAGGTCAGCGGCGGGCGGGGTTGACCCAACAAGCGGATCTGCGGCGGTTCTGCAACAATATGCAATGGCTGAAGGCGTTAGAGAGAAAAACATTGCAGCGGACAATGCGCTCTTAGCCGAGGGGCAAGCCTCTACTCAAGCACATCAATACCGTATGGCTGGGCAAGCTGCTCAACAAGCATCATTATTCCAAGCAGCCGGAACACTTGGCACAGGTATTTATAGATATGGACAGTTAGCATAATGGCGAGACTACCGAGATACCAGAGAGCGGGCGTTCGCGCCCGACAACCTCAAAGCATAGAC